TCGTCGAATTGTACTCCAAATAATAGATACAGTTCTACAAATGCACAAAGCACAGTACTTATGCGTATAGGTACTGTGCTTTTTCTTTTAAAAATAGTTAAAATTTGTGTGCGTTGCTCAACCGTTGCACAACCTTTAACTAAATGATGACGGTATTTTATTTACTTCTTCGATGTACTGCTCAATCGTTTTATGGGTATACACATCTGCAGTAATGTCTTTACTTTGTGTGTGGCCAACGATAGCCTTTAGAATGTAACGATCCATTCCATAATTACTGGCCAAGGTTACAAACGTATGTCTAGTATCGTGTGGTAAGTGGTCAGATATACCGACTTCTTTACAAAATCGTTTTATTGGCTTTCCTAGGTACTTTGAGGTGTACCCTTGAGGGATAAGTGTATCAGATTTAGAAACACTCGCCTTGGCGTAAATTTCGCGATAAAAAGGCATAACGCAGTCGGCAATAGGTATTAATCTATCCTTGCCGGCTTTTGTTTTTACACCACCGATGATGTAGCGTTCCTCCAGGTGCACGTTATCAAGCTTAATGGATAGCAGCTCTATCGGTCGCATACCGGAGTAGATATACATTAATAGGAGCTTGGCTATATCCATGTGAGCGTGTTCCCATATAGTTTGAATTTCAGCCTCTGTAAATGGCTTATGGATGTCTGACTTCTCGGCCGGTTTTAATTCCAGGAGTGCTGCGTAGTTCTTAACGATGATATCGTTTTTAATCGCAGACTCAAAGGCACCGTTCAAGCCTTTTAATATAATCGCTATAGATGAACGACTTAAATGGCTATTTTCATCGATTATAGCCTGTAGGTGCACGAGTTTTATTTCTTGTATAGGTTTATTCCAAATCGAGGTTAACTTCGATTGTGCGGTCGAATATCCGCCTTTTTTGACATCTATTCCTTTTCGTTCTTTATCAGCTATCATCCAACGCCAACATTCACTAAACAATACCTTCTTCGTTTCAAATTTCTCTGGGTAGATACCATACTCTGATAAGGCGTCCCATGCTTCTTTTGATTTAGCATAATAGCCAATCGTCTTACGCTTACACTTGCCGGTCTCATCGTAGCCAATAGTTACGACTGCACGGTAAGGCTTGCGTAAGGGTTTATGTTTCATTTTGTAAACGGATCCAGAACCGTTTGCTCTTTTCATAGCCATAGATATACAACCTCCTATGGTAATTCTTTTACGGAAGTAGTATAATATGTGTATAGGAAAAACTAAATACACCACCCCGTGCTATTTGGTTTTAAGCGGCGGCATCGTTTACTCGGTGTCGCTTTATTTTTTTTATACCCCTATCTATATATTAGATAGGGGTATTATTTTATTTAGATAGCTTATTTACATCTAAGTTATTATCAACAATATCTCCGAGTTTGTATAAAGTTAGCGCAGTCTTTAACTGTTCAACTTCTTCAGAGGATAGGGTGTAGTCCTTATAATATGGCGACCCTCGATATCTGATGATTGGGTTATCACCTTGCGTTAAGATGCGCAATCCTTCATCTATTTCTGGGATTGTTAGCAAAGCATACTCATAGGTTCCGGAATCATCTAATCTGATATTTTTGCCTCCACCGCTTTGCCCCGCAATGACGCCACGCATTGTGTAATCATATTTACCTGCAGAACTGGAGAACGTTAATTTATCCCAAAATATCCAATTTGTAGATATATCTAATGGAGCGAAAGTAACAAATTTGACAAAAGGTCCTACTAAATGACCCGAGGAGTCTACGAAAGCAACCCATGATACAGAGTTATTCGGTTGTATCGCTCTTTGACTAGAACTGTAGAATTTATATTCCCTGTCTACTTGATCATATTCAAAGTTTGTGTTGTTTAGAATAGTATATATTTCCTTTTCTGAATCAGCCTTTTTCGTCAGCTCGGCTTCTTTGTCCTTTTCTTCCTGCGCTTTGCGAGCTTCTTCTGATGCGGCATAAGCTGCTTGATTAGATGTATTTTGATGGTAATCAGCTATTACATACCCTACTAATACAGCCATAATTACCCCTAAAACAGCTGTTACTAACACTCTTTTGTTCATATCTATTTCTCCCTGTTTATAATAACTAATTATGAATTCATTTCTTTCTCTACGTATTCTTTAAACTGCAGCTCTATATCTGCATCATAATACTGATTAATAATGAAATCTTTAAGGTTAATTAACTTAAGTTCACTGGTGAACTTAATGATTGCAGCCAGTTTAATTAACTCACCTTTATTGTCAGACTTTAAACATTCTATCAAAGCTTTTGATAATATTTCAGTAGCAAATTTTTTGGCATGTAAATTAATATCTCCTATGGCTTCGTGGCTTGTTGCTATCTGTACAAGTGCATCTATGGCAATTTTTGCTTTTTTAGTATTGAATAAATCTATAGTATCTTGGCTTTCAATTAAATGTGATTTAGGAACGCCAAAATAGTTCGCCATTAATTCAATTTTATCGATACGTGGATACGTTTTCCCTTTCACCCAATCCGTAAATGTCGTGTACTTAAATCCTAAATCTGCACAGATTTTATTTCTATCTATTCCGCGGTTATTCATTAGGCGCTGAATATTTTTGGCCATAATTTCCTTGTTTCCCAATTCACTCATTATTTAAACCTCTCTGTTTCTCTCATATAAAATGGTATTGCTATACCTATATATTACGTTATTTCCGTAATAAAATCAATATTTTACGTAATTTTTACAATTGTTTAAGTTTGGTTTATGGACATTACGGATAAACCGTAGTAGAATGATGACTGTAAACAAGATGTGAGCATCGAGAAAGGAGGTAGCTTATGAAGTATACATTAAAGATGTTAAGGGCTTCAAAAAACTGGTCTCAACTTAAGGCATCTGAAGCGATTGGAGTGTCTGTTGATACTTGGGGGAATTGGGAACGAAAACGCTCTTACCCTGATGTTCCTCACATTAAAAAGATACAAGAAGTATTTGGCGTAGCATATGACGACATTATTTTTTTATAGTTGATTACGGTTAAACCGTTACGGAGTGTAGACAGATGAAACAGAAAGAATTTGTAGTAAGAATGTTCGGCGATGCAATCTCCGAGCGAATGAAAGAACTGGAAATGACAAAAACGGATTTGGCCCGTGCTGCTGAAATCTCACTACCGACTTTGCAACGTGCACTAGAAGGTAGATCAGTCCGGATGGATACTGTGGTAGCAATTTGTTACGCACTCGAAGTTAGCGACGATAGAGATTTCTGGGAGACGGATTATTACAAGCCGGCGCTTGACCGCATATAGGTGAACAGATGCAAAAAGATTACTTACAAGTGGTTGCCCGTTTATGTTTATTGTTAATCACAATCGGGCTGATAATAGGTGTTTGTTTATTTCTCATTATGGTAACGGTAATCGCCGCTACAGTGTGGTAAAGGAGTACTTACTATGATCACAAAAACAATTGCTGTGAGCCAAATGGCCACAGTCCTCGGGTGGACATTAACTGCAGTCCGGGAATGCATTGCCCGAGACAAGTTCAAGTTCGCTCAATGCTGGAAGACCGAAGGAAAAAAGGGAAGAACCTTTTCTATAGATAAGGACGGATTTAGACACTACTTATCTAATACACTCGGATGGACGGACAGCAAAATCGATAAAGAGTTCAAGGAGGCACACATCGTATGAGTAAAGTCGTGATTTACGCAGTCAGAGTTATAGCAGCATTACTAGTTGTTGGTACTGTAGGTTCTATTGAAATAGACCGCATTGATATGTGGACTGGGTTCTGCCAAGCAATGCTAGGCATTACGCTTTGGGTACTCACTGGATACTGGATTGAGGGACAATATGGCAAAAGATAAATTCTGCAAAGTATGCAATAAGAAAATCAAAAACCCATATACGAATTGGTCTTACTTAACCGGTGAGCCACGTATCGTATGTGATAACTGTAAGGAAATACATCCAATCGTTAATCGATTCCGGATGCAGGCCAAATTAACTCTTAAGCACGGATAAGGAGGTGATTAAATTGCGAGACTGTACAACGTGCCCTGATAAAGACTATTGCATTCCTGATGAATGCGAACAGTTAGGCACAAAAAAAATGCCCTCACGCACGGCAATGCGTAAAGGGCACATAGAAAAATATCCATTTAAAGTATATCACATCGTTAAACCGAAAGGAAACAGAACAATGATCGAGTTAAAAATCACAGTAGACAAAGCAGTTGAATTAGAACAAGAAGTGAAAGACTTATACCAATCTATCGTAGGTGCTCCGGTTAAAGAAGTTGAAAACTGGACAACTAATGATGTTAAGCCAGCTAAGAAGGAAGCCCCAAAAGTAGAAGACCCTGCTCCTAGAGCTGTGCCGGTTAAAGAGGAAGCACCAGCTCCTAAAGCTGAACCTGTTAAAGAAGAACCAGCTCCAACTGTGGAACCTGAAAAAGCAGTACCTAGCCTTGAAGCAACTCGTGAAGCAGTAAAAGACGTAATGGCAAAAGCTACTGATAAAACGAAAGCTAAAGGCGAATTTAAGGCCTTCTTAGAGGGCATCGGAGCAGAAAAGGTAACATCTGCTACCGATGAACAACGTATTCAAATTATGGAATGGGTGAATAGCCGTGGCTAAGAAACACGCCTTACTAGGTGCTTCAAGTAGTGCCAGGTGGCTAGTATG